TCTGGATTACTTACTAGAGGCAGAACATCTCGTGCAACTTTAGGGTTCATTATTGACCACTAGCCTGTAACAGAGCCATCAGTTGAGGTGGGATACCCTGACCGCCACCTTGCTGTGGTTGACCTTGCTGGGGCTGAGGACCACCACCGGTTGGGAAGCCTTGCTCACCGGGGACAGGGGCTTGACCCACACCGATATTACCCCCACCGGTACCCATAGCATCCTGACCGACAGCCGCTTCTGGTTGATCAGCTTGCATACGTTGCTGCATCTGCTTAAGTAGTTCAGCCTGACGGAAGGCTTCCTCTGGACTGTTGGCAACCTTGTCCACGTCAAGATCCATCGTAGCAGCAATCTCACGCATGATGTAAGGGAACTTGGCAAACGGGGCGAGCACAGGATTACTAGCAATCTGTAGGAAGCTGATAAGACGCTGTGACCGTACCTCATTCTGCATGAATGATTCAGTACCCCGAGCGCGAACCTCTAGGTCACCCCTGATCTCAGGATCGAAGTCGAACTGCATGTTAAATGAAAACATTGCTTCACCCAAAGGACGAAGCAGGTAGTCATCAAAGTTCTTGATAACTGTACGGATCGAACCTGACGCCGCACCCATAAGCATAGAGATACCAGCCGCCGTTCGACCTGTACCGCTTACACCAGTCTGACCATAGGAGAATGAGGGCAGACCCGAGGATTCATCAGCAAGTACACGAGCCTTATCGAATAGCATCATGTTTTCGCTGGACACGTTAGGGAACTTAGTACCGAAGATAGCCTGACCCGGTGCACCACCCTGACGACGGAATACCTTACCGGGATACACAGTTAGATCCTGGCCGGGTGTTAGGTTTGACTCATCCACCTCGATAAGCAGGTTACCGGAAAGTACCGCGTTATCAACCGCCAGACGCATAAAACCGTTCATTAGGGTCTGGGTGTCATCCATGTTCTCTGCTAGGCCCACACCAAAGAATGAGTAAGGATTAACCTCATACGGTGTAGAAAAGTATGGGATACGCTTAGGAGTAAACGGGTTTACGACAAGTCGGAGAACTTCACCGTTACAGACCCAGCAATTGACCTGGACTTCGTCATCCTCTTTATATTCATCCGGTAGTTCCAGATTATTATCTTTAGCAATCTGAGCGTCTACAGTACCCCAGAACTCTAGGACTTCATACCGCTCAATGGCCGATCCGGCATATGCGGACCCACCGTCTGAACCTTGACTATCATCAATGTCATTTTCCCACCACTCACGAACGTAATCAGGGCCATCCTTAATAGCGGCCTCGATAGCGGACTTGCGGAAGTATGGACGGTTCTTTAGGTTGCGTAGTTGTGACCGGGTTAGTCTATGGCGCTCGACCACATAGTCGCAGTCGTACATGCTGTACGCATCTGGGTCCGGGTAGAAATTCCAGATAGATGTGTATTCAACCTGCGGGACAGTCTTGATAATAGGATTGTATGTACCATCTTCATCCCAGTTAGGATATTCTTTATCAAAAGCAAACGGACCTTTCATAATACCGGTTCCGAAGGTGACACACTCGAAACAACTAAACCGAAGATGTCTGGTGGCAGCAGATTCCTCTAGCTGATCCTTAATCTTCTTTTCCATCTTCTTAGCAGCCACGTCCGCTGGATGGAACGTGATAGATGATGGGGTGACACCCGGACCTTCCTTAAGACCTTCGATGTCCTTAAGGGCATCTCTTAGAGCCCCTAAGTTTTCTTCCAAGTCAACCGAAGTCGCACCCGGCTTTAGATCCCTACCATCACCGGGGAACCCGTATCGATCTTCAAATTGTTGAACAACCTCCGCATCCTGATTCTCTTTAGGATCGAAATGGGCAGTATCAGCAATTCCTTCCGGTAATGTAGTACGGTCGATACCGATAGGAAATCTATTCTGACTGAATAGTACATCGATAAGCTGACCATAGGCAGCAAGTACCTTGGTCTTGGTTACCTTGATAAAGACACGAGACTTCTCGGTCTCAGTAAACTGTACATCAGGACCGTAGATACCACGGTAGTTTCTGTAAGCCTGTAGCCAACGAGACTCGTCAAAGTAGCGAGCGTCTTTAGCCCGTTCAAACCGATCCTCAACATAGCTGACCAAATTGGTATACTGGCCACGAGCTTCTTCGTCCCCTTCATCGTCAAGGACGTTAATCTTGTCATTGTCGTATTCAGCCATATATACCTCTTTTAATAACCAAACCGGTTATCACTCGGTCGCCATGTAGATTTAGGCGTGTTCTCGAAAGCAGTTCTAATGTTTGTTGGTCTTGAAGAAACCATATACCTTAGAGCATCATAAGCGTGGTCTTCTGCTTTAGTATCTACGTCTTCCGGGTTGTTCTTATCCAGCGGTAGGGAACTTAACTGCCGGATAAGATTAGGACAGTTTTCAAAAATCCTTAGCCTCGGTTCTTCAGTATCCTCGTCAACCATAAGCCGCTTATGAACTTCGATCTTACCGCTGATGCGCGAACCGGGTGAACGATCTGATGGTCTAAACCGGCATCCTTCTGCGTTCATCATCTCAGCGATAGAAGGTCCACGATCACCTCGTCTAGCCCAACAGCTACTATCTAGCACCGCATCGTAGATCTTGCCGTCTCCGGACTCTACTTCACGGATCATACGGCCTAGCTGATCTGCGGTTACCTTGCTGACATACAGTTCACGATAAATCCACAGGTTATCGTCATAGTCTACCGCACCCCAGAGAATAGCCGAAGGCGATGAAAACCCGAAGTCTGCCGCACGAATCCTAGTCCAACCATTAGGTACTTCGAAAGGTTGGACCACATGAGTTGATCTGTTGAACTCTGAAAAAGCTCCGTCTTCTACTACGTCCCAATCACCGTAGAGAAACTGCTTACGCTTGACTTCCGGCAGGGATGCCAGCATTGCGATATAGCTGGAATCTTGAGTAAGGTACGGGTTATCCCAGACAGATGCAGGAATAAACTTTCTAGTGATCTCGGTAGATAATGTTCTACCGTCTAGTTCGTATTCAACCTTTTGAGTAAAACGAGTGTTAGGTTCAGCCGGATCGATAAATAACTCTTTAACCCAGCGGCTACCCCTGTTGCCGGGATTGCCAGTAGCTCGAAAGTGTAATGGAATACTCGGATCTGCCGACCGGAGAGAGGATCTCAAGAAGTGCCAGACATCCGGCGACTCATATTGAGGTAACTCATCAACCCCAATCCATGAGTATGATTGACCCTGATATCGTAGCACATCTGTCAGGTTTTCGCAATACCCAAACTCAATACGGGCACCGCTAGGAAAATGCCAAGTGTTTTCTTGGGTCTTGAACTTGGCACCGGGTACAGCTTTAGGATACAACTGTTGAGTCTGAAAGATTACATCCCGTAGTTCAGGCATAGACCTACGAATAAGTAGAGCACGAGACGTTGGCTTATCCACAAACCGTAATGGGGCGATCAGAAGACTATAAGTTTTGCCGCCACCCCTAGCACCGCCATAGAATACTTCACGCTCATTAGCAGCCAAGAAGTCAGTCTGTGGACCAGGGTTAGGCCGGAATGCTACATCCCTTTCCAGAGGTTGGCCTGCATCATCAAAACTCTCTGGTTCTAAGCCAGTCTGAACACCAGACCTAGACCTTGCCCGTTCTAACCTACGCTTAGCCTGTTCAGCTTTGATACGGGTTTGCTTCTCCGTATTCTTAAGATCTTCGATCTTGCGCTGTTTAGGGGTTAGCTTCTTTCTACGATCTTTCCTACGTTCAGTTAGTTCTTCCTCGGTCCAAGCCAGTTTATGTAACCGAGTAGCGGATAACTTACGCTTAGTCTTATCCTCTAACCATGCTGCTACCGTACGTACGGATCTACCTGACCTGATATGGTCAATAGCTTCCGCCAGAAGATCTATAGTAGGCTTGTGAGGTACAAACCACGCTTGACCTTCCTCATCTCTGTAACTGTCAAAGCCGTAAGGACGTTTCCCTACAGCTTTGTATTTATCAGTCTTCAGATGAGGTATCTTCGGATGAGCCATCAATATCCTCTAACGGAGGCAGAAGAATAATCGACGCACCGGTTGTCCTGTGTTCGATCTTTTCTGTCTTAACCAGACCGGCCCGGTCCAGGATCTCCTTAGCAGCGGCCAGTTTATCCCGGTTACCGAGAGCACTGGGATCATCCAGGATACCTGACATGGACAGAACTGCCTTGGGGGCATTAGCAGCAAGCATGTACTCGGCACGCTCAATGATTTCATTCTTCATCTGACGGATCAGACGAGCCGGGTATTCCGTAGGAGCATACCCAGCAATACTCATGGCTTCACGGAAATTACC